CGAATGGTCAAAAGATCCTTCTACCAAAATAGGAGCTGTTGCTATTGGTGATAAAGGTCAAGTATTATCTCAAGGATATAATGGATTTCCACGTGGAATAGAAGATAGTCCTGAACGATTACATATTCGAGAAGAGAAGTATAAGTATATCGTACATGCAGAAATGAACTGTATATTTAATGCTTCTTTTAATGGAGTATCACTAGCTAATTCTACTATGTACATTTGTGGATTACCATGCTGCAGCGATTGTGCAAAGGGTATGATACAAGCCGGTATATCACGGATTGTTATGCTTGTAACAGATCCTGATGGTGCAGATAGATGGAAAGATTCATGGAATCGTTCTAAAGCTATGTTCAATGAAGCCGGTATTAAATGGAATTTAAATGGGATTAAATCTGAATGAAAATAGCTATCGTTGGTCATGGTTTTGTAGGCAAGGCAGTTGATTATGCAATACAACATCCAAATGTAGAAAAGATGATAATAGATCCATTATACGGAAATAGTGTAAAGGATCTCAGTGAGTTCGGACCAGAGTTTACGTTTGTAAGTGTTCCTACACCGATGGGCAAAAAGGGTCAAATAGATTGTAGCATTGTCTATGATGTAATGAACTACTTAAAACAGAATACAACTGGACAGCTTGTGATTAAATCTACAATCGTTCCAAAAGATATTAAGAAACTTACTTCTGGATTTAGAAAAGAAAATATTATATACAATCCAGAGTTCTTAACTGAAAAGAATGCTAACGAAGATTTTATTAATCCAAGTATGCATATCTTTGGTGGTAGTGCTAAAGCTACAAATAACTTACAGAAGTTTTATCATGACTATACGATATGTACACCATGTCCTACGATACATTGTACACCTGAAGAAGCTAGCTTTATAAAGTATGGCATCAATTGTTTCCTTGCAAGTAAGGTTGCATGGTTCAATCAGTTCTATGATATAATAGAAAAGTCTGGTCAGAACTGGAATACAATCGTAAATGCGATAGGGAGTGATGAACGTATAGGTCATTCTCATACACGTGTACCAGGGTATGACAGTAAGCGTGGATATGGTGGTGCTTGTTTTCCAAAAGATACAGCAGCATTTGCACAGTACGCAAAAACGTTTTCTATACTCGAAAATGTAATAGCAATTAATAATGAATATCGAGAAGTGTATGATAAAGACGATAGAGAAATAGAACAGAAAGTAGAATATAAATGAAATATTTTATTACAGGCATAAATGGATTTATAGGATTCACCCTTGCAAAAAAATTAGTTGATCTAGGTCATGAAGTATCTGGAATCGATAGTATGAATCAGTACTACGATGTATCATTGAAAGCTGCACGTGAACGTATATTAGATGACGATTACAAAGTAGTTGTACATCATGGAAGCATTGTTAATAATACTTACCAAAATGTTTTTATTGTAAAAGATCCTAATTATAATAGATTAGATGAATGCATAAAGCAAGAAAAGCCTGATGCTGTTATCCATCTTGCAGGATATGCTGGTATTCGTAATTCACTTGAAGATCCAGAAACTTACATTGAAAATAATATAAACGGAACTCAAAACGTTATTAATGTATGTGAAAAATATGGAATAGAAAAAGTTTTATATGCTTCTACAAGTTCAGTTATGGCAAATAATACGATATTACCATGGAATGAAAAAGAAAGACTTGGTGATATGCTAAGTCCATATGCATATACTAAACAAGTTAACGAGCATCAGTTTAAAATATCTAATATAGAAAATACTATTGGATTAAGATTTTTTACTGTATACGGGCCATGGGGTAGACCTGATATGGCACTCTTTCATTTTACAAATAATATACTTCAGGGTAAACCTATCGATGTATATAACCACGGTGATATGAAAAGAGATTTCACATACATTGATGACATTGTAGAAGGTATTATATCATTATTAAAACCATCAGAATATTTTAAAGCATTTATGCAAGATCAAATATATAATATAGGTTATGGTCAAAAAGTTGATCTCATGGACTTTATATCTGAAATAGAAAAGAATCTTGGTAAAACTGCTGAAAAAAACTTCTTACCGATGCATCCTGCTGATTCACAAGAAACATGGTCTGACACCACGAAGTTAAGAAATCATACCGGCTGGATACCAACTACCAGCATGGCAGATGGTGTATCAGAATTTATAAGTTGGTATAAATCTTTTTATAAAGTAAATTAACTGTTTACAATTATTAAAAATTGTGTTATAATTATTCTATCAGTATAAAGGAAATTATATGTCAATAATGGACAAACTAAAGAAGAACTCTAAACTCAAACATACCGATGTTTTGAGTGAATCAAAGTTCTTTAACGAAAAAGACTTTACTCCAACAGATGTGCCTATGATAAATGTAGCTTTATCTGGCTCTGTTGATGGCGGTTTATCATCTGGTTTAATAGTATTAGCCGGTCCAAGTAAACACTTCAAGACTTCATTTGCTTTGCTTATGGCATCAGCCTATCTGAAAAAGCACAAAGATGCTGTAATGTTATTTTACGATTCAGAGTTTGGTTCGCCACAAGCATACTTTAAGCAATTTGATATTGACACATCTCGTGTGTTACATACACCTATTACAAATGTAGAAGAACTTAAATTTGATCTTATTGGTCAACTTGATAATCTTGATCGTAAAGATAATGTTATTGTAGTAATCGATTCTATTGGTAACCTTGCATCTAAAAAAGAGATGGAAGATACAATGAACGAGAAATCAGTAGCTGATATGTCAAGAGCAAAAGCTCTCAAAGGCTTATTCCGTATGACTACACCTTATCTTGCTATGAAGAATATACCATTACTTGCTGTCAACCATACGTATATGGAGATAGGTTTGTTTCCAAAAGCAATCGTTGGTGGTGGTACAGGTATTTACTACAGTGCAGATAATATCTGGATTATTGGCCGTCGTCAAAATAAGACCGGCACTGAAGTGACTGGTTATGATTTTGTTGTGAATATTGAGAAATCACGTTATGTTAAAGAGAAATCTAAGATACCTGTGACTGTGTCATGGGAAGGCGGTGTAGAGAAATACAGTGGCTTATTAGAAGTTGCTCTTGCAGCTGGTTATGTAGGCAAACCGTCAAATGGTTGGTATTGTAGAGTTGATCGAGAAACCGGTGAAATAGTAGATCCTAAGTATCGTGAGAAGGATACACTCAAAGCAGAGTTCTGGGATCCTATCTTTAATGGTACAGATTTTAAAGAGTTTATTCAGAAGCAGTATACGATTGGACATAAGGCTCTTATTGAATTGGATATTGAATGATCGAAAACAAACATTATGAATTAATACCAGGTGATGATAACAAATGGAATGTACGGATTTTAGAAGGTCCGTATACTGAAACTGTTATTCAATACGGTACATTGATACCAACAGATGCAGGTAAATTAAACTGGGGTATGAATATCATAGAAACTCCGGATCCAGATTTAACTCGTGATGATGAAGAGTTTCAAGCATGGTGTGGTGCAATTTTATCTACAATTCTTGAAAATGAGCATTTACAATCCAAGAAAAAGATGATATAATACTATCATGAATATAAATTTAGAACAAACAATTCTTCGTAACATGTTAGTTAACGAAGATTTTATGCGTAAAGTATTACCCTTTGTAAAGCCAGAATACTTCGAAGGCGTATATAAATCACTATTCAAAGAAGTCGGTAAATTTGTTGCTAAGTACAATAGACTTCCTACACTTGAATCGTTTAAAATTGAAATTGATGATGGTGACTTTAATGAAGAACAATATCGCCATGCAATCGAAATACTACCAGAGATATTTAAGGTTGAAAAGATTGATCAGCAATGGCTATATGATACTGCAGAGAAGTGGTGTCAAGATCGCGCATTGTATAATGCTGTCATGGAATCTATCTCTATTATTGATGGTAAACATCAATCACTATCTAAGAATGCATTACCTGATATTCTAACAAAAGCTCTTGGTGTTACATTTGATACGAATGTAGGTCATGACTATATAGATGATGCAGAACAACGTTATGAATATTATCATACCGTCGAAGATAAAATTGAATTTGATCTCGATTACTTTAATCGTATTACAAAAGGCGGTCTACCAAAGAAAACACTTAACATTGCTCTTGCGGGTACTGGTGTCGGTAAGTCACTGTTTATGTGTCATGTTGCTGGCTCTCATCTTGTACAAGGTAAGAACGTATTGTATATTACAATGGAGATGGCAGAAGAAAAGATCTCTGAACGTATTGATGCTAACTTATTGAATACACCTATTGATCAAATAGAAAACTTATCGAAAGATATGTTTACGACGAAAGTTCATGACTTAACAAAGAAGTGCAGTGGTAAACTAATTGTTAAAGAATATCCGACTGGCGCAGCTAATGTAAATCATTTTAGATCTTTATTGAATGAACTTAAACTTAAACGCGCATTTGAACCTGATGTTATTTTTATTGATTATTTAAATATTTGTTCATCTTCTCGCATGAAAGCGATGGGTGGATCGATTAATTCTTATACATATATTAAAGCAATCGCAGAAGAAATACGTGGTCTTGCAGTTGAGTTCAATGTACCAGTCGTCTCAGCTACACAAACAACTCGAAGTGGTTTCTCAAGTTCGGATCCAGGTCTTGAAGATACTTCAGAATCGTTTGGCTTGCCTGCTACAGCAGACTTAATGTTTGCGCTTGTCTCGTCTGAAGAGCTTGAAAAGATGGGCCAGATTATGGTCAAGCAATTAAAGAATAGATATAATGATATTAATGCACACAAGAGATTTGTATTATCTGTTGATAGATCTAAGATGAGATTATATGATGCAGATGAGACACAACAAAATTTAATGACAGATGATACTCCTGTTTTTGATAAAACCAAAACTGCTGAAAGATTTAAGGATTTTAAAATAGAATGACAATATTACAAGGACAGCTAGATAGCTTATACAATAGTTCAAAACAGGGCGCTTTATTAGAAGAATATACCATTTACAAAAAAGAAAATGGTCGTATCGTAAAAAGAACAGCGAGTCGTACATATACCAGTAATAGCTATGTTGATGCAGTTTCAAGTATGCCTATGAGTAATGGTGGATATAACGTCGATGATAGCTAGATTAATAAGTTATTCAAAACCTGCATCAAACTATATTAAATTTGATGTGGAGTTGATAGATAATCTCATTGTTTACTGTGCAAAAGTATCTAATCCAAGTGGTCAGAATGATATGACAAGCGCTACTAAACTTCTTGCATATTTGATTAAGCATAAACATTGGTCTCCATTTGAAATGGCTTCTGCTTGTATTGAGATTACTACGACTCGTGATATTGCGCGGCAAATGTTACGACATAGATCATTCTCATTTCAAGAGTATAGTCAGCGATATGCAGACCCTACAAAAGATTTAGAATTTGTTACAAGACAAGCACGGTTACAAGATGTTAAGAACCGACAGAATAGTATTGAAACAAGTGATGTTCCATTACAAGCTTGGTGGGATGCACAACAAAAATTTATTATAGAACATTCAAAAAGAATATACTCCGAAGCAATAGATAAAGGTATAGCAAAGGAGCAAGCAAGAGCTGTATTACCTGAAGGATTAACAACAAGTAAACTTCTTGTAAACGGAACGATTAGATCATGGATACATTATATAGAATTACGAACTGCGAATGGTACTCAGAAGGAACACATAGAAGTAGCCCGAGCATGTGCAGAGGCTATAGCAAAAATATTTCCAATGATAGGAGGATTTAATGGGAAAGTTAATCACGACATATGAGTCAAATCGTACAAATAACTATTGCGAAGTTCATATGAATATGAAAGAAGAATTCGCATATATAAAATTCTATAATCCAGATAATGACACAATGAAATTAGAAGAGTTTAAAGGTAAAAGTTTAGGTTATGTTGAAGATGCTGCCGAAAATTGGTCAGTTGGAATAAAGAAAGTTGAGGGTATACAATGATTGATACAGATGATATTATGTTAAATACAATTCGGACATTAAAGGCTGAAATTGAAGTATATAAAAGAATGACAAAAGAATCTGGTACAGGCCACATATTTACTACGATTAGTTTTTTAGAAGACAGAATAAAAGAATTAACCGAAGAATTAACTAATGCCAAACCAAATTCATTTAATAAAAATCCTTGGGTTGATTGGCACGACGGAAGTGTAATATGAGTGCAGCAATAGATTATAAATTTAATGAAGATAATTTAATTAAAGAATTTAAACACTATATTGATTCTACTTATAATTCTCACTACTCTCAGAACGGGTTTCAGTCTACAGAGATCATTATTGAACGTGGACATGGTACAGGTTTTTGTATGGGAAACATAGATAAGTATTCAAATCGCTATGGAAAGAAGGGAAATAAAATAGAACAACGCAAAGATTTAGTTAAAATAATGCATTATGCGCTCATTCAACTAAGTATTCATGACAATAGTGTATAATGGTTACTTAAATATCACAGTCTCCAAGATTTAATTTGCATAAATATTTGCATAGTAACTTACAAAGAAAGGAATTACTATGGACGTACTTACAA